CGTCATTCGGGAGGATCCACGACCTCTAGTGGATAAGCTGAAGGGAGTTCTGGTGAACGGCGACGATATGTTGTACGTGGCGCCTAAGTCCCTCTGGACCGAGCATGTGCAGCTGGGTGCTGCCGTTGGGCTCTCCATGAGTCCTGGTAAAGCATACCACCATCCTGTCTATGCCAATGCCAATTCGGCATGCTACCACTTCGACTTGCGCCGATTCCGATATGTGGAGCGCTTCGAAGATACTGATCTCCTGAAGGGGAGGGCCCGCCCTGCGGGCACTTCCTGGTGGACGGTGCTCAAACACTCCTCGACCCCCAAGTACATTCCGTTTCTGAATGTTGGGCTGTTCTTTGGACAGAATAAGGTCTTGGGTGGCCATGGCGACGATGATCCTGACTCGGCCTTCGACAATCAGGAGGACCGGAAATCGTACGTCACGGTGATGAACCGTATCCTTGATGGAGCCCTTCCTGGGAGGGGGAAAGACATTATGGCTCAATATCTGACGAGGTTCAGTACTGAGATAAAGGCTGAGTGCCAGGGCCGTAATCTTTTCCTCCCTATCAGTCTAGGTGGCATGGGTGTCACACAACCTGAAGGTTTTAAGTCGAAGGTGACGGCCGCACAGCGGTTGGTTGCCAGGGCGATCTTTGATGACTCCCCCTATGGAGTTGTCTCAGCACTACCCTTATGTAGACAGCACCTCGCCTCACTGAAAGAGGCACCCCAGCCTGTAGCTGCCCCATGGCTCTCAGGTGAACCGTTTGACGGAGGCTTCGAACCCGATGCCCCCCGTGAGCTGACGGCTGTGAAACTGGCTAGAACATTCAAAACTACACTGAAACATGTGCAGCTAAACAAGAGTGAACTGGCGACGAGTAACGGTCGGACTTATCGTTTGATGACTGACAAGTTGTTGCGGTTTGAGTTCAGACTCACGGCGGTCCAGAGACCTGGGACAACATACCAGGCCCGTCATCCCGTTTTGGGGCGTTTCCAGAGGGATCTGGAGCGTGACACTTTCAAATCCAACATTGACCTGTTAGTCGAACAGGAAGCGGATACAATTCTGTTCGGTGTCCCCGACCCTGCCGACTATCTCGCGATCGAGACCATTCTACTGGACTTCCCAAAAGCGTTCACTGGAATAGAGATCTCTCACGATTGGGCCAATGATCCCATTTTCAACGTCCGAATCCATCGAATCGAGGTGGATGACGAGGTTCAGGCCTGCCCAGCCTGACCTCACGTTGTCGGTTGGCAACTCCGCAAAGAGTTGTATGTCTGCAGGCATTGATCTTGCAGGGCGCCGGGGTTCTGGGCGCAATAGTAAATACAGGCAATGAAGCTGAATCTCCAGAAGATCATTGAAGGCATCCGCGCCATCGCGGTTGATCCCGATGCTGGGCCCTCGAGAGAGCATCAGACTCCGTGTGAGATCTGTTGGCAACCTATGTCGACCTGCTGTGAAGCGGTTCTGATCCATGAGACGTACCTCTCCGTGGA